TCCTTTCTAGAAGTTACATAACCTACACCAGGAACTACACCAGTCTTACCGGCAGCTCTGGCAGCATTTCTGTCTGCTGCTCTTTGTGCTGCTCTCTTACGATTTTTGTCATAAGAACTCATTGCTTCTTCTATAGCAGCAATTTCTTTCTCAGAGAACAATCTGGTTGCTTCGAGTTCTTCTTTCTTCGTCAGATTTGCCTTACGATACTGAATATCAGCACGAGTGCCACGATCCATCTTACCCTGAGACTTGGGTTTGGTCTTACCACCTACATCAGGTTGCATACCAGGGTTTGCTGCCTTGACTCTGCGACCATGGGTGTATTCAGCACCACTCATCTTGGAGTCACCAGACACCATCTTACCACCTTGGGAGCGAGAGTCAGCATACTGCTTAGCAGTCTGACCATGCTTACCCTTGTAGAGTTCAACAACATTTTCGATCTCTTCAATGGTGAAGATTCCAGACTCATACATATCAACAATCTGGTCGTAGTCTTCACCCAGGCGCTTAGCGAGTTTATCACTACCGCTGGATACTACACGAGCAGTCTTACCAACTGCTTTCTTCAGTCCCTTCTTAACGAGAGAACCAACTTTTCTCAGAGCACCACCAACAGCCTTACGGGTAGAACCGCTGCTGGAAGAACTAGAAGAAGACCCGCCACCACCAGAGGAAGAAGAACCGCTATCGGAACTGCTGCTGGACGAGGTGCCTCTGGTTTTCGCCAACAATGCATCTAACTTACCACCTGTACCATCATCATCAGAATCGCTGCTGCTAGAAGAAGATGAAGTAGAAGACTTCTTAGACATTTCAGCACGCTTTGCTTTGATGCGGTTTGCTTGGAAAGTGCCAACTGCCTTTCCAGCACTTGCTGCTGCAGACTTACCTGCTGCCTTGATACCTTTCTTAGCAGCAGCACCTGCTCTTTCAGCACCTGCTTTCAATCTGGAACCTGCTGATTTAGCAGCAGACTTCAAGCGATCCATTCTAGAGGGAGCAGAAGATTTTTCTGCCGCTCTCTTCATTGCAGCACCAGTTTCAAGTCTATCCTTTGCCTGATCTCTACGACGCTGAATTTCTTTGGGATCCATTCTCTCGGTGAGAACTTCAACACTCTCAAGATGCTCGCAAATTTCAATCAGGTCATCAATATCCTCAGCAGTTTCGATGATGAGGTCTTCCATCATGTCGATGAGTTGCTCATCGGTCATTGCATCAATCTCTTCGAGAAGTGCAAGTTCTTCTAACTCAGACTCAGAGAATGCGAATGCTTCCTTTCTACCAAGGAATGCTTTGAATTCTTTGTCTTGTTGTGCCTTACGCTGAGCAGCGGTCATACCATAATCATGACCAAAGTCATGACCAGCGGCACTCTTACCCATCTTCTTTCTTTGTGCTTGCAGACGCTTCTCACGACGAGCTGCCATTGCTGCTAAAGAATCTGCTTCATCGACCTGCTCAACGTCCTCTTTCTTGTACTGAGGATGGTCGTCGAGTTTCATGCCACGCTTCTTCTCAAGACGTGCCTTACGCTCAGCAGTTCCTTTCTCAGGATCAGTATCACGGACACCTTCAAGCATCTGAGCATTCTTTGCATAGTTATCAAAGTGCTCGTGCTTCTCAGAGATCAGGATATCCAGTTCTTCGACAGGAACATTGTGGCGGATAACACCTTCTCTCATAATGTCATAGTGGGTTACTGTACCATCCTCAAGCATCGTGTGCATTTCAGGAATAGTTTCCCACTCTTCTTTCTTATACCCAACCAACTTTGCACAAATATGGGTCTTCTTACCCATTGCCTTAGTGACCTTCTTACGACGATTGAGAAGATAAGAATCTGTCTTATCATGATCACCATCGTTATCGATGTCTTTGTCCTCTGCACCTACAGAGTCAAGTTGTTTCTTTTCATAAACTTGTCTGAGTGCCTCAGACATATCTGGAAGGTCGTTGTGATACATCTTACTTAGTGTCCTTGTCCTTTTTATTTATCTTACGAATGAACTCACCAGGTGTTAATCTTTTCATGTAGTTTGCAAGTTTATCCGTACCCATCTCACCAGCAGGTGTGAAGTCAAAGTATTTAATATCATTTCTCTCTACCAAATCTTTCAACCAGGTACGGAAAATATGATCAGACTCATCAATACTGATGACGTAATTGCTACCACGACTAACGACTTTAGAAATGATCCCTGTGTTAACATTTTCAACGAAAGTACCAACTTCAAATAGATTGCCATCGAAGTATGCTTCGCGTAGACCCTGAGGATCTAACTTGGGTGCGATTTCAAATACATCATAGGATGCTTCAGCAAAATCATCAAAAGACTCTTCTACTTGCATCGCTTGGCGTAGGAGCAAGTATAGCGTATCTCTATCTTTTTTGCTTAAGGATTCGGGGATTCCTTGATCAAACGTATCAAAGTCACCTTCGACTGCTGCCTTACGCATCTTGGATGCAGACATACCCTCAAGACCCTCAGCATCAGGGTCACGATCACCTGCACTTACCACTTTGATTTCGTCAAAGGTGTATAGATCTCCGTTGTATTTCGTTGCGAGTGAGTTGAACTCACTAACCCTGTCACCTCCCACCACAATATTAACTGAACTATACCCGTCAGCATCGAGAGCGGTGAGAACATCAAAAATAGTACGCATGTCGGGATTGTCAACAATCGCGTTAGCGTGATCTGGATAGGCCAACCGCATATACTTAACTTTGGTGCCCGCGTCAAGGGGGTTCTTCTTAGGATCCTCCGACCTGCTTGGGTATATTCTATATTCTCCTCCACTGGATTTTGCCTCTCTTGCTACTTTTGCAAGAAGTTTTTCATGTCCAATAGTTGGTGGATTAAATCTTCCAAATGTAATAGATATCGCGCCTTGATCGACCTGACCCGAGCCATCTCCAGTTTCTTCTTCTCCATTCTGCTGAGTTGGCGCTTCGGGATTTTGAGGGTCTACACGTACAAGTTTTCCGTCCTTAGACATATGGGTAACGTTCCCCGAAGGGTCCGCATATCTACCATACCCAATATGCTTAAGTTTTAATTTTTCTGCAGACTTTGCTGCGAACGATCTTTCGGCTTCAGTTAGGAAAGCACTGAACTTTTTCATTCTACCAATTCTTACTAAGATTAAAGTTTGCTTTGCTAAAGGTCAGTCGATCGACAAGTTTGTAAGGATTGGTTGAAACTGTAACAAACCCCTCGTGACGAGTAGGTTTCCCATCGATGTAACATTCAACGTTTCCATTTACAATAATCGCATCGAGTAGACGCTGTTTCAGTTGAAAGATTTTGTGCCACACCTTAAAGGTAGTCACATTAACTTCCTGCTTATATTTATCATCTACAGCAGCGTACATCATTTCAGCACTGGGGATGCTGCCTGCACGAATAAATTTATTGACAAAAGTACGAAGATAGAGACGAGCATACTTGTCTTTGGACACTTTGCAGAAGGGAATCGATGCAAGGATCTCAGCAACAAGTTTGACATTGTTTTGACGACCAAGTTTTGCATTGGTGGTATCGATGAACTCAGCACCTAGTGCAGACTCAAGTCGAACCCCAATAGTTGCTTCTGCATTGGGGGAAATCTCAGTGTAAGAAGTGTGTGGTGCTAGAATAATATCGCGACCAATACGAGTAGGAAACCGATAAGTAATAGTATTGGGAGTATATGACCTGCCGCCACCAACACCAATAAAGTCAGCTTGAACAATACCGCTAATACGGGGAAGATGATGAAGACACAAACGAAGAATGTCAGCAACGTTACCAGTATGGTTTTGATCGATATCTTCATTGGTGTAATTAATTTTGACTTTGACTTTGTTGAACACTGACTTGGTGCCCACAAAAAATTTGCCATTCTCAGGATTAGTTCCGAATACAATTGCAGGAGCACCATCCCACTTGACGCTGACCTTGCGGCACAGCAGGGTGTCTTTGATGGCAGCAGCAGCGACCCGACGACCATCGAAGATGGAATCTTCCAGGTGCTCAAGGTGTTTGTTGGGCATGTCCCTCGTGTCTATAGCACTATTATAGCACCTCAAAGTCGAGTCGCACATAAGTGTAGGCCAGTTTGTGAGGTGTCACTCCATCTTCATATATGGAGCAGAGTATTGAGACTGACTAGACGCATACAAAAACAGATCTTCCATCACTTGATTACGCTTCTCTGGTGCCAGATTCTTAATAATACTCAAGAGTTGAACTACCTGAAGTTTTGAGTATCTCCACTTATCACTCTTTGCTTTGATCATCATCACATGATCCTTTGTCTTTCCACTCAATGCACCCAATTCAATCATACCTTGTGCAATTTGTGTGGCAACAGAATCATCATTCCTCTTTGCATCTTGTGCTGCATTTGATTTGATCTGTGTTACCTTATGATTTCTCAAAATCAGATTGATAGGACCATACGAAATCTTTCCCTGGTTTGCAGATGCACCCTTAACTTCTCCCTGCCAACCACTCAATGAAGTGTTACCACCAAAACTTCTGAACTGAATTTTTGCAGCAGATCCATTTACCTTTACTTTCAGATATCCATCCATCGAGTCAGGACTTATCTCAAATCCATCATACTTGACTTCTGGTGCTGTGCCAGACTGATTCATTGGTTTCAACCTTGCATTGCCCGTAATTTTTTTAAGAGAAACACCAATCAAAGTTCCATCACTAAGTTCTCTCTGCATACACGCATTCAATCCAAGAATAGTCTGCTCTTTCGCCAAGCATCCAATATCAAAATCTTTACGAACAAGATAGATGTCGGCAGGAGACCACTTGTTCAGGTCCATCCTCACACCCTCAAGTCTTTTAATTCTTTTAAAGTGACCTTCAATCTGATTCACCAGGGGCGAACCTCTATGGAATGTATAGTTACCGCTGTATTCTTCCTTGAGTTTATTTGCACCAGCAATACACGATTCAATCCATTCATCAGGCAACTCGTTACACATTGCTTCGTACTTCTCATCGGTGAGAGTCTTTTTCTTCACCGCTTGATCATTAAAGTTTTCACATGTCACGTCCAGGTTAGAAATTTTTCCACCCTTCTTCCATGCTAGTGCTGCATACATGCATTGTGCAGACTCAGATAACTTAGTAAGTGCTGCACCAGCACCAGATCCTCCACCACCTTTCCTTTTGTAGATCAAACGAATCTTATACTTGCCCTCGTCTGGATCGTCAATAGGAATTTCAGTTACAGCAAAAGAGGACTCGGACTTGACAACTGTAGTGTCAAACCGAACCCCCTTCTTTTTTAACTTTTCATGGATCTCACCTTGAATTTCTGCACGCTCTTTTGCTAGAACACGCATCTTCTGCATAGTTGCAGATTCTTTTACTTGCTCTACTTCGATGCCCTCAAGAACTTCGTTTAGAACTAAGAAAACATTAGAAGGTGAGTTAGACATTTTTATACAATAGCATCAAAACTATTTAGATTGATGCTCCAACCCTTTATTGTAACCAGTCATGTAAATACGGAATGCGAGTTGTTCAATGTCATTGTAGATTTCTTCAAGATCTGCTCGAAGTTCGTCGCTTTTAAGATTCAACAGGCGCTCTTCTGGTTCAAGATTTCCAATCATGATTTGTTCTCCTTGTCGTAGGTAATAATAATTTTTTTGTGCCGAGTAGTTCTATCAGAACATTCAACATATGATACCTCACCTTGTAAAAGACTTACAAGATTTTCAATAAGAGTTTTGGCAATCGTGCGATTAGTTGCTGTTTTCCAATCTCCCGTGATGCGCGGTTCGTTCTGGATCATCGTTTACTGAGGGGGCAAAAGGTGTGCGTGAAAGGTTCTTGATTACAATAAAGGCATCTTTGTTGTACTTGCGGTGTCCAAATGGGGATGACCACTTCTCATTATAACCTTCAGGTTGATAGATGCCAGAGACTGATGTGCCACCGATCTCAACACGAATGTCGTCATTGAGAACATCCCATCCCAAAGCAGCAACTGCTTCAACCAGAGATTCTTCAGTGTAACTTTGTGAGTTCATAAATCGTTTTCTCTATTAATAAA